ATATTAAGAACCGTAATAACTGTGCCAACTGGGAAGGCTACGCTTGCGTTAGTAGGTATCTTAAACGCAATAGCAGTTGCCTTGTTCATAATCTGAAGGCTCTGATATTGGTCATTAAGAACTGCTGTGTAGTCTGCCGTATTTGTTGCGGTAGTAAAGTTCACTAAACCATTGAACATCGCGGCGGAAAGAACATCTCCAGTGCTGGACGGAAAACCTGTTGCCATTTATATCTCCTAGTACGCCATTATGTTAGTGCCGATTATACCTGATATAGCCGAGCCTATGATGAAGCCCTCGACTATTGGCTCAAGTGTTGTCACAGTTACCTTCATGGAGTTTGGCGTTATATTCCAGTCCAGTCCTTGCGCTTGTAGTGTCTTAACGATCGTTGAACCATCTGGCTGAACATTCGTAATCTTTAGGTTAGAGAAGTAATCCAGAGCCAGCATTGTGGCAGTCGGTACATCTGGATCAAGCAGATCGACTGTCATAGCATCGATGCGGATGGTTGTTTCAGCTCTAGTTGCCACATAGATTTTGGCAATGTTTAAAGCATCCGCATTAGTTTGGGCTACTAGGTTGGTCTGGTTAAGTTGATGGGAGAAGTACTTGGCGATCGAGGCTGCATTCTCTGAGACTTGCTCAGTACCACCGACAATAGTCATTCCTGAGCTGTTGATGATTAACTTGTCATCGAAGGCGAATACTAGATTGGTGTAAGGGATGCCAGTAGTTTGATTAAACTCAATAGGAGTCTCGCCATATTTTTTGATTACATTGGTGCGGCTGAGGAATACTGCTGTGCCTTCTGAGTCAATATAGAATGCGCCTTGCTCGGAGAATTCTGCGTTCTTTAACGCATCGAGGGAAGTGCGAGAAGTGCCTGGATCAGCTTGGCAGGTCGTGTCGCCGGTATCTATTGTGCGCATCGATGTTGGCCAAGACACTTGATCTAGGATCTTGCCTATGCGTGTGCCAGTACCTTGCCCTGCTGTGGCACTTGCCACCGTTGTAACAGTTGCCTGTTGCATAAGTCTGAAGGCATCTGTGCAAACAATGTCCACATAGCCAGTTTCCTGTCCTTTAGGATAGGTGTACTTGTACTCGATGGTATAGCCAGAGAATAAAAAGTAACCAACTCCGCCGACTGTTGCTGACACGCGCAGTTTGCGTAGCGGAGTTAGGAAGCCAAAGTAAGGGCTAGAAGTATTCTGCGGATTAAAGTAGCTGAGAGGATCTAGGACTCGAATAGTTGCTTGACCAGCCTCGTAGGTGTCGCGCATAATGTTACGCCCTCGACGAATGCTGATCGAATAAACGTCTGGAGTTAAATCAACTGTTGGCTCTGGAGTAGTAGTTGAGGCTAATGTGCCTGTGCCTAATACACCGTATTTGATATCGCCAATAGTAAAGGGATAACCGAAGGTAGCGCCCGATGTAAAGTCAAAGGATACGCTTATCTGAGCAGGTAAAGTCATGGCGTCGGAGTCTCGGCGAATGATCCAGATCGACGGTTAATTGAAATCTTATTGCCTGAAAGTGAATCATTAGTTTGTTTTACTGTAATGGCATCCGCGAGCATTGTGCCATCTACATATAGATCAACCTTAACGGTTGCAGGAAAGGCTTGATTAAACGCTGGGTTGGCAGGAATAAAATCTGTCATATCGCCTAAACCTATGTCACCAAAGTTTGAAGTAACTCCGCTAACACCGCTTGGAACTGCGCTGACTGCAATTCTTCTAACCTGTGCCTCAATAGCATCAAGGTAAGCAGCCCAGCCAGCAAACGGATTTTTAGCATCTGGCAAGTTTTTCAGATAAGCGATAAGTCCAGCGCTTAGTCCTTGAGCCTTGCCAATTTCACCAGCTAATTTAGAAGCTTCTGTTGTATTGCCAGTCAGAAGTGCTAGTTGCAATTCCAGGCGCTTGCGCTCATCGTCGCTGATTCTGCCTTTAAGAGCAGCAATAACCTGAGTCTGCTCAAGATCAAATAAAGTGCCAGCCTTTTGTAGCGCTGTCTGTTCTTTGATGGCTTTAGTCTGTTTAGTAATTGCTACTGTTTGTTCTTTAGAACGCTTTAAGGTTGCCTTCTCGATTGCTGCTTTTTTAAGTTCTGCTGCAATGGCTGGAGTAATAGTTGCCTTAGAAGCAGGTTTAGCAAAGATGCCTGGAATTCTTGTAAATTGCAAGTTAAGTAGTGTGTCTAATAACTTAAATGCTTTAGCCGTTCCACTAGCCAAGTTAGCAATGGCATTAGCAGCTGTATCTATCTTTGAGATGATGTTATCAAGTCCACCCGAGCCGCCGCCGCCAAGAATTGTTAACGCATCTATAAAACCTTTACCGATAGTCTCTGAAGCGTTTGCGGCTGCAACATTTAACTTATCGAATGATCCAGCGTAAGTATTTACAGCATTCTCAGCTTGACCACCGAATAGATCGTTAATGCGTGTCTGGACTTCTTCGAAAGACATTGCTTTGAGTTGTGCTTGAGTGAGTCCAATTCCATATTTAGCAAGGGCTCGAGTCTGTCCTACATAAGCCTTGCTTAAATCTCCCGAAACTGTTACGACATCGACCCCACTTGCGGCAGACAGATTTAGGGCTGTGCGAAGTAATTGTTGGCTCTTAGTAACATCGCCGGTTGTGGTTAATAATCTCTGGAAGGCTGGGCGCAACTGGTCATCAAGGACTCCAAATTGCTTTTCCAAGTCGGCAATAAAGGTTTTAACTGCTGGATCAGCAAAGGACAAACCAAGGTTATCAAGTGATCGACTAAGAACACGAGCTGCCTTATCATCTGCTGCGAATGCTTTTGCAGCATTGAATCCAGCCCTTGCTAACTTTTGCGCAGTAAATAAACCTAAAAAAGATTTAGCAAGTGTGTTGACTTGTTTATTTAGACCAAGAGTTGATTTACTAGCATCAGCAAAGGCTTTCTTGCCCGAAAATACGGTAGCAATATCTATCTTTAGATCAGCCATTATTTGCCATCCGTTCTTGATCTAAATTTACCTGCTGAGTTTTCGATTGCTTTGATAACAGCAGCAGTTACTTTGCCTTGATCTTCTGCAAATGCTCTAAATATTACGCGACCAGTCATCTTGCGTGTTGATCTACCAACTTGTCCTTGCTGGCGAGGTCGAGCGTTAACCAAAGATCCAAGAGCATTAGCCCTGGCTATAAATTGCTTACCTGCATTTGAGTTTAGCGATTTGTTAACTTTATTTGATGTATCAATATAATCGCTAAACTTGCCTCGAGTAGAAGCCTGAGATGGTTGTCCTTCAGGATTCTTGCGCCCTGCTGTCTCGTAGATCGCTCCACCGGCGGAAGTGTTGATAATACGAGCAAGAGATACAAACCCACGTTTGTTAGGTTTAGACGGACTAGTCGAGTATTTAACTCCGCGCTTAGCTTCTGTCTGATCGTATTTAGGGAAGTGGCGATAATTAGTTGTCTCTGCTGAGGAACTAGCTTTAGTCCATCCCGATAACTGAGAACCTGACGCTGGCATAAAGCCTCGAGCCTTGTTAGTAATCGGCTTTAAAGCAGCTGCCATTTCTTTGGTTTGTGCTTTGGCTAGATCAGGCTCAAACTTGCGAAGTGCCTTGCGGAGTTTGTCAGCGCCTTTTAGCTCTACTGGCATCGCTCTGCTCCTTCGCTCTGTCTTTTAGGGCTTGTAGTAAAGTCCTAAACATTGTGTGATCTAGTTTAATTAAAGTCTGAGGCGAGAGTCCTGTCTCAAGCGATAGTCTCGCTACGAGATAGGTGAAGGACTCTCGCGTTACTCCAAAGGGTCATCGTCTAGAACCTCGACTCGCGTCAATGTATCTAGAAAAGACTCTCCGAAGGGTTTAACGGTTTCACCCGACCGACGGATTGCTTCCCAGCAGAGCCAATATACATCGGTCTGCTTTTCGTCATCTCTAAAGGCTTTGTGAAAACCCTTCTTTGCATACTGCTCGAAGGCGTACTCGATCGCTGGTGTGATCTGGTACTCGTTAACGCTTCCATCTGCCCTTGTTACCTTTAGTTTTGCCATTGTTTGCCCCTTAGTTAGTTATTTAGAATGTGCCGGTTGTTGCTACTGCAACAGTACCGTTAACAGTCCAGGTTACGCTCTGAGTGCCAAGATCGCCAACAGCGCCGTTGATGTCGGTTGTGTTGTTAACTAGGCAAGTCATTGTGTAAAGAGGGTTAGTTGCTGAAACTGCTGTGCCTTTTGTCTGTAGCAAGACTACAGTTACAGAAGTACCCCAAGCAGCTTGCAAAGTTGCTAGAACGTTTGCTGTTGCTGTGTCATTGAGGAAGTCGATTGTTACTGATGAGGCTTCCAAGCCCTTCACGAACTTGTGGCCTGAGTCTCCCATTGCTGTCACTTCGAGTTCATCGAATGTGCGGTTAAGGGTAACTGATGTAACGTGGTCAGAAAGATCAACGGTGTTAACCTTCACGCCTACGTTGTTGCTTAGAAATACTGCCATTTAGGTTATTCCTCGTCTTTCTTAGTAGATGATTTTGGTGCTGTTGGTGCAACCTGCCCGATCTTAATCAGGAAGGCTTCTTGCTCTTTTTCCCACTCGGACATAATTAACTCCAACTCGTTAGGACTGAAACTTGCATTGAGCAAGTCAATAGATCGCCCGTTGCAGCGCTGAGAACGCTAGGCGCGCTCACATCTCCCACATTATAGACGATAGAAGATGCCGCTAGTTTATTAAACACAGCTACTAGCAGATCTTCAATTCCATTTAGGTTTCCTTCGTTATCCAATAAAGGAACGAAGATGTTTATATTAAAATTAGCAAGCGGCGCGATCGTGTTGTAGCCATTGTTGTTAGGTGTCACATAAGGATCAGCCGGTGAAATAACTACGCTGTTGACGATAGGCGTAGCTGGTGGGAATGAGAATACTGAGTATTTAGTGTTATCGACTAGAGCTGCTGCAATAGTGGCGCGAAGTGTTGAGATCGCTGCTGTCATCGCTAACCGATCTGCGCATAAGGCGATAGGTAAGGCGCGAGAAGGCCGCGAACGCGAGCCAGCAAAGTGTTAGACATTGTGAACGGGCTAGGTGCAAACCCATCAACTGTCATGCCCTGGCCGCTTGGCGCTTGGCGCGCTTGCCAGATAGCTTCGCAGATTTGCAGAGATGCTTGCTTGACGGCATCGATGGTTGTGTAATCTGCTTGAGTTGTGCCAGAAACTACCCCTAGCGGAACTACTGGATGATAACCTTGCTCGGTTGGAGTGCCTGTTACTGCAAAAGTGATCGATTGTACATCTACTGCTGTAATGGTCTTTGTGCCATTAAAAGGTGTGCCATTTTTTGTTATGACCACGCTTTCGCCAACATAAAATATATCATTTACCCGTTGATTAAAATAAAGAGTTCCCTCTGTTGTTGTGTTGCTGTGTGCAACATTGTAAGTCTCGTTAGTAAATAGGAAGGGCAACATAACATCATCTGCTGCATCGCAGACTGACTGTAGAACCGCATCTGTATAGAGTGTGCCAACGCCAAGGGCACTTCTAAGAGTTGCGACTGTTGTTACGCTCATGTGATCCTTCCTAAAGACTGGCTGGGCAGAAGGGCACTACCCAGCCAGCGACTTAATGGGTTTCTATCAGGTCTTGTTGATACCGAACGCACCTGCACCGATTTTGGTTGCAATAGCGCCGTAGCCGTACATAGCAACGAGGATTTCACCTGAAGCAATTACATCAGCGCGAAGCTGGTAAGTTGGTGATTCGTACCATGTGTAGGCAGTTGGGTTGATGATTAGCATTGAATCATCTTTGTCTGTGTCATTTGCAGATGGAACATTTGCAGAAACATAGAGATCAAGACCAGCAACATTTCCACGAATGCTGTCTGGGCGTACTGCGCCGCCAGCGTTCTGTGGTTGTGCTGCCATGTAGATTGGGCGGCCTGAGTCATTTAATGTCATAAGGTTTGCCCATTGGCTAGTGTTAGCCAAGATATTGCGAGCGAAGCCTTGTGTGTTTGTGTAAACAGATGCAGCGCCACGAGATACGAATCCAAGCAATTCTGAAGCTGTTGGATAAGTTGTTAGTGTTGTTGCATCAGCAGTTGCGCCTGAAGCTAGTGCTGTGTAAACAGCCAAGTCTGTTGCCTTTGCGTACTGCGCTGCCATGTTATTCATCAATTCAGTAATGAATAATGGTGATGAACGATCGAACAGTTCAACTGAGAATTGCTGTTGTCCAGCATACTTCTTGACCGATACTGTTACGAATGATGAAGCCTGATCTGTGTTAGATGGTGTACCGGCTTCTGCTGTCTCTGCAACTGTTGGAAGTGTTGTGATCTTTGGGATCTCAAAAGACATTCCTGCATCAGGCAATACGCCTGTTGAGATAGCATCGATCGCTGAACGAGTGTTGTTTGCAAGTCCATTGATGACGGTTGTTAGTTGACGTGTTGGGATAAGACCAGCATTGTCTGTTGTATCTGCTGCTGCGCGAACATACTCACGAGCCTCATCTGATCCAAGTGATGCCTTGATAGTCATTTCTAACTGCTTTGGAGCAGAGAAATCAAAGCGTGGCTTGGAGTAAGCCATTGCTGTAATAGTAGGGCGAGCAGCTTCTACAGCCGCAGCTTCTACCGGTGTTGCTTCGACTGGAGTGGTTTCTTCCACGACTGTCTCGCTTTCTGTTTTGGTTTCTTCAGCAGGGATAATTTCCTCTGCTGCGATCTCAAGTATTTGAGCAGACTTAAAGGCTGGCTCTGTTACTAGAGAAACTTCTTTTAATTTAGCCGCTGACACGACTGTGTGGCCATCGCGTGATGGCTTTGCTGAAATGATCTCTGCGCCGATTGATAGTCCTGTTACTAGGCCTTCTTGCGCCATCACCAAGGCATCGTTGCCGCTTGTTGAGCGACTTAACTTAAAGGTTGCATAGATGCCGTCTGCGCGTGTCTCAGCAGCAGTCATTCGACCAATAGGCTTCTTCATATCGTGTTGCGATAGCAGCTTGATTTTGCTTACATCACCAATCTCAATAGAGCCAGCCTCAAAGGTGTAAGCGCCAAGATTGGTATTGCCAACCTCGCCTGTACCAAGTGGAACGATCTTGCCAGATATTTCGCGGCGATCCTCATTGCATTCGATCGATGATGCTTCTATATATAAAGTTTCCATTATTCGCCATTCCCGTTAGGAGATAAACTTTCCATTTCCATTGCCTGTTCAGTTGTAATTAGTCCGAGTGCCAGCATCTTTTCTAAAACTAGCAGTCTTTCCATTGGTTCTGTTCTCAAGAATGTACTATCAAGATCAAACTTTACATAATGACCGGCAGTAGAGATATCATCCATACTTAGTCTTGCCTCGATAGCAGATGCGTAAGGTTGCAAGGTTAGGGCCACCATTTGCTTGCGCTCATCCTGGACATTGGCATAAGTCATTGTGGTGTTTTGTGAAGCTGACACATAGTAAGGATCAACAGAGCAAAGTCTTGCGCATTCTGTTGCTAGGTTCTGGATCGCCTCGTTGTACATCATATCTTTAGGTGAGAATGAAGTAGGCTCATAATTTAGGGTAGAAGTTAGGTAAGCAGTAGCGTTATTAGTGCGACTGCGCTTCCAAGCAGCTAGTAGCGCTGTAATTTCAGATGGTGGCAGGTCAGCGCCAGAGTTCTTGATTATGCCGCTATTCATTGGAGTTGCAGCAGCTATAGCAGCAGCGCGTTGGACATCGAGCGCGGACTGAATAGTTCTAGCGCCTATTCCTAAGATGCCTTCATCCTTTTGGAATGTAATAAGTGATCCGAGACCAGTCATTGGTACTGGCTTGCCATCAATGTTGTATTGCGTAACGAAATTAGTCGCTGGGTCAGTAATAAAACCAACCTTTGTATTAGCAACCCAGTTAGCGCGAGCCATGCGGCCATCTTCGGCATAAACTTCTGTAATCTGCCAAAACGCTTGGCCGTACATAAGCAACGAGTCAAGTGTGAAATAAAGAGTTTCAAATAATGGCTGATGCTTAGAAGGTTGCTCAACCCATCGAGGCGCAGCAATTTTTTCGCCGGTTGACTTCTTGTAATACTCTAAAGGAACTGAAGCAAGAGTTCCTGCAATTAGATCGCGGCATCGTTTAATGGCTGGAACGCCAAGTGCTTGCTGGCGAGATACTAACGCAGGAAAATAATTGTTGTAGCCGTAAAAACTATCGGCCATAATCTGAGGCGCTTCTTGCGCTTGTATAACTTGTGGCTTACGCGAAAATATACCCATAGGCCGTAATTATACACTAGATGTAGGTCATTCTGCGTAAATAGCCGCTATCTGTTGTGGTTTCATTAACATTGATACAACCATTGCCAAACTTATAGGCGCAGAGATATCTCCAGCAGACTTTCGCTTAACTATTCGCCATGAAGAATCATTGACTTTAGCCGCGCAATTATTCATTTGCTGGATCAGGTTGGCCTGACCATTGTGTACCACGCGATGATTAACTAAACCATCAAGCAAGTCTCCGCAAGCCTGGTAGAACTGCTGGCCAGAGATATCTTGAGTCATGCACCCAGCATTGCTTAATCTGTCAGCGATCGATTGAGTTGCGTATTTGTCATAACAGATTTGGCGTGGTCGGTATTGATCAGCCCAGCCTTTAATATCAGCTGCGATCTTTAGATCATCGACTGAGACTGCTGA